GCTTTCTAGTTGTCTTTCGTTGGGGTCAGAGTAAATGGTTTTTTGTTTTAACGCTTCGGCTTCGCTACGTGCTTGAGCGTCAGCTTTGTTCGCTTCAGCGGCTCGCGACCTAGCGTCATCGATAAGGCGTTGGACTGTCTCAGCAGTAGCAGAGCTGTTGGTCTCACGCAGTCTCTTCGCCACATTCTCCAGAGCAGAAGCGCGAGCCTCAAAAACCGTAGCAAGTTCCGACTTCTTGACTGGTCCGAATTGTGTAGCGCCGGAAGTAAGACCACCCAATGCACCGCCGATAACTCCAGCAGTAAAGATTTGGTTTACTTGTTCAGCAAGCGGAGTCTCTCGGTTCAACGACGCATCTTCCAGTTTCATCTGGATAGCTTGGTCGAGTGCTTCTTCAACTGATTCATTAATCGCACCGCCGAGCGTAGTCTTTAGGTAGTTCTTGTAGGTGCTGCCAATCGCCCCACGGAGGGCTTTGTTGAAAGCGGCGTCGGTAACAGAGGCAGATTCGGTCCGCAAGTTCTGGTAGACGGCTTTAGCTTGTCTGTAGTTAAGTTTATCAACAGGTACAAACTTACCTCCGGCAGCAGCAACGGCCTCATCTGTCTCACCGCCGAGCATCGCACGGATACGTTTAGTGGCGAGATCTTCAACACCGCCCCTGCCCAAGAAGCTCATGCCTGTAGTAATAATACCAGTAGACAAACCAGCAGCGAGTGCGTAGCCGAGACTATTCTTGTGCTTTTCCTCGTGGCTCATGTCATCCGGCAACTGATTATAGATCGAAGCGTAAGTGGACGAAGCCGAACGGACAAACGAAGTAGTAAACAGTGGTGCGTTCTCAGCGAACTGAGTACCCAAACTACGACCCATCTCTTTGATCGCCGTGCCTGTACCGCCCTCACCACCAACAGTAATTGCGGATTTAAACGCATTAGCGGCTGTCTCATCAGCAGTAGACAAACCAATTTTGGCAGCGGTTCGGAGCGTGGTCCTACCAGTAGTGGCACCAGCTTTTGCAAGGGTCTTGGCTCCTGCGAACAAACCGCCAGTACCAATAGTCAAACCGATGTCTGTCGCAACTTGAGGGATGGTGTTAATGATTTCAAAACCCAATCCGTATTCGTCGCCAAATAGACGGGAGTATTCACGGCGACGAGCTTGATCGTCCATCATCTTGCCCATTGCTTTAACGGCCCATTCGTTACCACTCAACGCGGCAAGACCGAGCGGTATATCTGCGACCGTTTTGAGTGCGTTTTTACCAAACTGTTCGAGGCGTGTTTCAAAACCACTATAGTTATTGGAGTCACTAACCCACGACTTAACAAAATCAGTATCGCTCTTACCCTCAGACTTGGACTTTGCTAGTGCCGACGCAGCTTCTGGCTCCTCATCCAGAATGATCTTGAGTAGATCCGGTGTCGAATTTTTAAGGAGTGCATCACGCTGAACACGAGCCAAACCCTGCTGCTCCTTATTAAGGGGGGCAGCGGCAAGAGCTTTTTCAAACAGGTCGTCTTTCGGCAGCAAAGCGGACGCAATAAGCGGATTACCCATCGAGTCCATCGAGATGCCCGTCTCCGGTCTGTCTGCGCGGTACACAGGACCAGCGGCAGTAGTCACCAACGCATCGCTAAATTTTTCAATTTCAGCGGCAGAAAAACGTTTACGGATATTTTCATCTCCGCCCAACACATCAGACAGTTTTGTATCAAGTGAATATTGCGGCTCCTCTTTTTCTTCTCCCATTAGAAAACGACCAGTACCGACAATAACGTCTGCAAGTTTTGCAAATGGGTAGGTAACAGCAGTCTTAGCTCCTTGTAGAATATCCTCACCTAAAGTCTGTTGGCTCTCTGTGATCTCTTGTTTCTTTTGAGCGGCTTGCCCTGACAGTAGGTCGTTAAGGCCCTTATCGGTTTTGGCCTTTTCACCAACAGTACGGCGGAACATTTCGTAACGAGTATTCTCTGAAGAATTACTCAACCCGCCGTTAACTGTGCGTACACTATCGTTGACAGCAAACAAGTCCGACGTAGAGATAGCGCCAGCTTTGATTAGTGTATCAACCTCACCAGCGATCTTATCAGGTCCAGCGGTCGGTCCGGTATAGAATGAACGTGTACCATCATCCTCGTCCACCGCGACAACACTATAGTCGCCACGATCGGCTGCTGAAATACGGGCATCGCGAACAAGTTTACGGTCAGAGGTTACCTCATCGACAGTTGTACGAAATCCTTCGGCACGATCGGGCGCAATATCTTTTAGGGCGAGATAACTAGTAAGTGCTTGCGTTCTAGGATCTTGTGATTGCGGTGTGCTATTGGCCTTTAGGTGCTCAAGTACAAACCTAGCATCCGTAGCTTGGTCGCTAACCGAACCAGCGATACCACTCACTTTGCTTTTCACCTCGTCCTCTGAGGATTCTTCGGTCAACACGCCGTCCTCATATAGGCGATCTTGAACGCCCGACACAATTTCATCATCAATCTCTTTAGTTAACTGTCCTGCTTTGTAGTAACTAGACCTAACATAGTCTGTGTACTTCTTCAGGTTATTTACCTGATCCGCATCGAGTTCTTCTTCGTCTTCGGACCAGTCGTCGTATGATTTAATTTCCAGCATGGTGGGAATTTAGTTTGGTGTTGTGTTGTTTAAGGTGGTGTTCCCAGTAGCGGGTTCACGGTAGGAGATTTTTTGTACAGAGATCTAGGGCTTTGCGTTGTGGTACCTTGCGGTGCCGACTGTCCTTTCATCACGGACTTGTAGTAGTCTGTACGGATTTTACGTGCAATGCCAAGTTTTTCTTTTGCAGTAGCTTCTGCCGCTTGGGCTTGGAGTTCGGGGGTTCCGTAGAGATCAATGACAGTAGATACCATACCGAGACTGCCTTCATCTTCGAACTCATCTATCGGCTTACCAGCATAGTCTTTGGCAAGTTTAACCTTATCGAGGTCGTCCATAAACCCTTTAGTCATTTGGAATTGGTCTGTGCTCGCTTTACGAGTCGAACCAGTTACGCCTTTCTGTGCGGAGGTGAACATCGTCTTAGCTACCTCACTCGTTCCAATCAGTGGGGCATACTGGATTCCGATCCGGCTAACAAGTTTTGGCCTCTCGTCATCGGAGACCTTATCGCTCATTGCATTGGATAGAATCGACTGGAGTTCAGTAACCCTCTGCATGTTGCCGATCTTAGAAGAAGATTCGCGCCTAGCATTCTCTAGTTGGAGGCGTGTTTTCTCAAACTCCATAGCTTTAGTGCGTGCGGCAGCTTCGTTAGCGAAACCAGCTTGAGCCTCTTGTGTTTTAGCTTCGTACAATTTAGCTTGAGCTAGTGGGCTTAAGCCACTAGATTGAAGTCTTTTGAAATAATTCCCCATAAGGGGAGTTACATCTCGTTCGTAAGAAAATTGTTCAGCCATATATTAATACTGCGATTCTCGTTTAGCTCTAAATACGTCCTTTTCGGTTTCTTCGTATTGGGCCATATAATTACTGATTACGTTTGCGAGCTGCTTCGCGGAGTTGTCTCAACGCCTCAGCGGCTTTTATAGACGACTCACGTTTTTGTTCAGCACTCATTTTAGCATACTCCTCGTCGGAAACCATAGACCTACGTTGCTCAGTGAGCGCATCACCTTTCCGGCGTGCTATCTCAGCGGCTCCTGTTTGATAAGCCGCCTCACCTTTAGCTTCATTATAACGACGAAAAGACTCAAGAGGAGAAACAATAGTAGCTGCAAGTGTACTAACCGGACTATAGTTTGGGTTGAAAGCCTGAACTGGTATTGGTGCGACATCTCGTACAGCAGCTCCTATAGTCGGTGCAATACCAGCTTCGTTGCGCTCAAGAATTGTTTCCATCTTCTCATCAAACAGTTCTGGGTTCTTGTTGTACTTGTACGCTTCAAAAATAGGTTCAACTACTTGAGCAACATTACCGAGACGGCCAACACCTTTTAAGAATTTACTGCCGCGTATCTTTCTGCCGAAGTCGGCGGCTTTTTGTGCCCCTCTCCTTTCAGCTCCCGCTTGTAATTTTTTAAGTGCATCAGTTGATTTTGTTCCCGCTTCTGCTTCTTTTTGGGCTACTGTCGCAAGACCTTTAGCTAGAGGAGATCCTCCAGTAGCTCCTTTAGCTAGTTGCTGCATTTTAGCAGTAGCGCGTTTAGCTTTGTTATATTCTTCGAGGAGGGATTTAGACTCCTTACCTAACGAAGTTAGCGTGCGACCACCAGCTTTGGCTATAGCATCAACTTCTTTCTTAATAGCGCCCCTGCTATATTGGCGCATAAGATCGGCTGCAAGACTCCCTCCTTGGGCTGCTTGGAGTGCTGCGTTCCGACCCCCCTCGTTAAAGCCAGTAGCTCCGGCGACTACATTACCAACTTGTTCCCTAGCGGCTTGTTCTGGGGTTTGTGTTGGCAACTCGGCAGTAGCGGTCTGCGTAACTGAAGGTGGTTTAGGAGTCGTCGGTGTAGTCGGCGCACCAGCAAGTTCCTTCGGCGGACCATATTGTTCCGGCACTGTTTTGAGTGCTTTATCTCGTTTGTCAATTTCCTGAAGTTTCTTGAAAGCACCTTGCACCATAGTGTCCGCTTCGTCAAAACTGTAGCCGGATTTGACAGCCTGTTTAAGAGCGCGTTGTCTGCCTTCCGGTGTGAGTAGTTTGCTTTCTTCGCCGAAAGTCATAGATAGATCTAATTCTTTCATAAACCCTTGGCGGGTAAACTTGTCGTCAGGTGGTGCGGCTGCTTGCCGTTGTTCCGCACGTCTCCTGACCTCCCCTCTCCATTTATCGAGACGTGGAGTCACAGACCCGATACCGGAATCCTTTACAGCTTGTTCTGCTTGCGCCACAGCCTCATCTTCGGACATACCTTGACTAATAGCACCCTTAAAAGTAGCTTTAAAGATTTTATCCTGAGCCTCTGTGGTTTCATATTGTTTCCGTACGTCATACGATATAACATTAGAATCACTAAGCTCTTTTAGAATAGCGCGTTTTTCGGGGGACATAGAAGACATAACAATTACCAGTTGTAGTTACATGCCCACCATTTGGGCGTTAGTTTGTTTTTCTCAGACGAACAGTTCATCCGAGACTTGAAGTTAGCGCGACGTTTCTCGCTCTTGTGTTGCAGGAAATCCTTGTATCCGCGCTGACCAAACTTCAGTTTGCGTACTTCGCTGCCACTCTTAGCCAGCACGACATATTTCTTAGGGTCGCCAGCAGGGGCCTTCCTCGGCTTATTAAAACCGGAGAACAATTCACCGTGGTATTTAATCTTACCGTCGGGGGTTCGTTTGAATTGAGCGGGCACGAGGGAGATACTGGTTTATTTTTGTTAAGAAATCAAGCAATAATTTTCTGACATTGAACTGGACCCTGTACCCTTTATCCTGTACCTTCTTGCCTGATGCTCAAAAGTGTGCACATCGCCGGATACAGGATACCGATTAAGGTCAAGGATCTGGAAGACACGTACGGTCAGTACATACCGGACAGCAAAGTCATTGAGCTGGACAGGAAGACGATACAGGATGCGAAGCTCCTTAAGGAGACGCTACGCCACGAAATGGTTGAGGCTGCGCTGTACCTGTCTGGGGCCGCGTACAGCGACACCTACAACCAAGAGCCAATCGTTCGCGCTTTGGACGAACTCTTTTGGCCCGCATGGGAGAAGGTCAGCAAAAGGCTTTGATACCAATCGGTACGACCAGACCCCTACATTATAAATACTCTAGCCTTTAGGTAATTCATAATAACTCATTAATTCATATTGATTGAATTACTGAATTATTATGAATTACCACACTTCCTAGAACTCTTCAAACTTTTCTGACGTGCGTCTCCTGCAATTCACTTGCATTATGGGTGGGCAGATCTGTATCCGATCGACCACATTTTACGGTTGTTGTCGTTCGCCGACAGCAAAGTTGCGTAGAGTGCAACCTACCCGCTCTAATCGTACACCAGATGGGTGTGCTTCGACCTGCTGACTACGTCAAGATCCTTTAAAGTTCTCGGCATCGACGCGCCGAACAGACCTGCCTCTGTCTTCTTTGGCGGGTCCACCGCAAAGAGTCCGTGCCGCTGCCTTGCAAGATCGAGCGTGATAAAGGCGGCATCCGCAATGTCCGGTGACTGCCCCATCCGTTGCTTGAGTTCGGCTTTGGTTTCGACTTTGACTCGCAGGGTACCGGATTTGACCATCTCGTAGCGGCGGACACACATCTCCTTTGCCAGCGTGTCCGAGATGCCGCGCAGCTGTTGGGTACGTAGGAACTCCTTGCCGACGAACCAAAGCTCCGACACGCGGTTGGTGTACAGCTCCTCGCCTGTGAGTCTGCTGTTCATGCTTACCCGTCTGTCCGAAGCCTTGCCGCCGAACTGGACGCGCAGGAATTGATCCGACCATTCTCCGGCAAGCACGTCACAAAACGGAGAGCCAGCACCAGTCGAGTCAACCGCTACGTTCTCCGGCTTGATCCCTAACTTCTTACACATGTCTCTAATTTGGTGGACAATCTGGTACGTCCTCGGCACCGCCTTATTGGTAGCGTCGTCATTCAGATGGTAGTAGTCCTCGAACTGTGCGCCGTACTGTCCGTCCGTGAACTGACCAACCCTCATTGTGTACAGGATCGTTCTGTCGCCGCCGTTGGTGAACGCAGGGTCCACTCCAGCAAGCAAGGTAGTAGGCCCGACAAACTCCGTACGCTTCATGGCACTAGCCTTCAGGATTTCGGACTCGCCGTAGATACCTTCTGCCTCGTCGCTGTCGAAGAACACGGCACGCACCATTCGCATGTAGGCCCTACTGGTTTCGCCCAACAGTGCCTTATCCTCCGCAATCTTCTCGGTCGTCGGTAGGAATGGGTAGACCGTGTAGCCAGCCGCCACATTGGGACTGCGTTCGCCGTCGAGTCGGATGTACTTACCGCCCCACTTTGTGACCCACTCGTCGTCTACTTCCGGTGTTATAGACTCCCAACCGCCTTTTGGCGTAGACCAGATACCGAACGAATCAAACCTACTGGCGGGGTTGGATAGACCCTTGAACTCAAATCGGGGGTTCTTGCTCAAGTTGGCAAGAGCGGCTTGCTGGATAGCCTCACTAAGTTCGCCCAACTCGTCGCCGATCAGCAACACATGTTTCTGTTTAAGACCGATGAACTTGCCGATCGCCTCTCGCGTACGGCTCTTCTCCGCCGCAATGAGGGAGAGACCAGCCCTATCGAAGGTCTGACCGTTCTCATCAATGTAGTTTGCCGATCCGATTGAATCCCGAATATTGATCGGGGCTCCGTCAATGACGGATAGCAACGAGATAACCGAACCCCAGATCCGCTTACGAGCTTCCCGCAAGGTGGTGCTAGTCATCAGAACAAGGGTGTCTCGCGGCTTTGCCAGCCATGTGATGATGCCATAGCCAGCGAGGGTGTGGCTCTTGCCGCTCGATGCAGCACCGCCTACTGCGAGATACTTGTTGTCGATACACTCCCGAATGATCTGTTCTGCCCAAGGATGTTTGAGGAACATGTGCTCCGGTAGGTCGTCTCTATTCCACAATAGATCAGCAACCCGCCAGAAGTAGAACTCTTTGGCCTTATTGGACGGGTGGTTAGCGAAACCCCACAACAATGCGGTAATCGTATTGGTGATCGGAATTAGGAAACCCCCGACGTCCATCTTGTTTGTGGCGGGATCAATTCTCGGTTCGAGTACTGAGGTCGTTAACTTGTCGGGATCGTATTTTCTCGGTCGGCCCATAACCGAAAACTACAGTAACAAAAAAGGTTTGACAAGGATTAGTTACCAGTCTTATCTAGCGTCACACATGCCAGCTAAAGATAAGAAACCAACGTACACCGAAAAGCTAAAGGTAGCGCGAGGCGAACGTCGGCAAGCAAAAGCCGCCAAGATGCAACGCGCTACGGAGCTTTTCCAGCAGGGCGTGATGAAGACCCGCATCGCCGAACAGCTCGACGTTAGCTTCGATACTGTTTGCCGTTGGCTCAAAGATGTGGTCGTCGAGCAGCCTGACACCGATGCCGAACCCTTTGCGAAGAACCTTGAAGACTCCACTGATTCGGTGATCGCCGATGCCAAACTGGCGGCACGAGACATGGAGCAACAGGCTTTGCTAGAAGTGGCAGAGAACCAATCCAGTCCGGCGGACAAGTACCAAGCGTACGTTGCAGCGAGCGCAATCAAGATGCTGCGTGATAACCTGATGAATGTGCGCGGTCCGAGGACTGTACGGGAACTCAGCGAGCTAGACCAGCTCATCCGGCGCAACCTCGGCCTCAATCCGAAAGGCGGCAGCGGTGGGTCCGGTTCGCTTACCATTGACGTCTCGATCCTCAACAACAGCAAGGCAACAAACGGCGGCTCTACTTCTGTGGTCATAGACGCGGAGGAGGCTGACGATGATTGACGCAGATTTCGAGGGCGGTTCATTGGACAACGTTGAGGATGCCATCGCCCAACTGGACAGTGCAGGTAGGCCATACATCATGTTCCTTTTATCTACAATGACCGACGGAAGAATCATTACCCAACTCACGCCCAATGCGAAGCAGCTGTTTAGGGACATGTACGAGGAAGGATCACTAGACGAACTACTGGAGACCGCGCTTTATGGAGAGGAATGAGGACACCGTCATTGTCGGAATTGACAACGGAATAAGCGGTGGCTT